GCTTGCGGGCTCGAATGCTGTTGTTTGTGAAAGCGATGACGGAACGACCGACAACGACGACAAGGCATCAGGCGTTTCGTTGGTTGCGACCTACAAAGAATTCGTTATCGACTTCACTGGCGGCAAGCAGGACGTTAAGTTCTACGTTGACGGTGCTCGAGTTGCTTCGACAACGACCTTCTCGATGTCGGCTGCAACCGGATCGCTTCAACCGTTTGTTCAGATCAGCAAGACTGCATCAACCAACGTCAACAGCGTGACGGTTGATTATGTCTCGGTCGAGTGCAAGCGATAACCGATGAGCCTTCACGATCTCATCAAAGAGGATGCCAAGAAGGTATTCGCCAACCCCGATGATTTTGCAGAGCCGATCGTTTACTACAAGCGGAACGGTCGGTCTCGAAAGATTGATGCGGTGGTTGTGCGGGATGATTCTTTGCAACTTCCAGAGGCATCGGATTTGGTGACTCCACGATTCACCATCCACGTTTCAAACGATGAGGCCGAAGGTATCGCAAGCGATGAATTAGACTTGGGCGGGGATCAGATCGGTCTATCTCCGCGAGTCGGAGAACCGATCGACAGGCGGTCGATTGTTCGCTTGGTCGAGCATGATGAAGGGATGTTGGTGCTAGAGTGCCGTTAGCGATCATCGAGGAAATTGCAGCAGAATTGGAGACCAGGCTATCGGCTATGGTCGATGATTCGGCTACATACCCTACTGATGTTCAAGAGGTCAAACGACCTACGCGATTCGCTAATTACACTCCGAAAGATCGGCAGATAATCATTACTCAGGGCGTGAGCAATACTGTTCCCGAGCTGTCCTGTCCAGGAAGCCCTCCGGCGGTTGCCCTGACTCAGCAATTCAATATCCGACTGATTTTGATGCCATCGGAGCGAAACCAAGACGCAATCGATTTGCTACTGAATCAATTTGCATCGGACGTGCGCAAGTGCATTTGCCAACCGGCAAGCAGTTGGCACACTTTCGACGGGAATGCACTTTACGCCAACTTCGGGCCGCAAATCGTTTTCACTTCCGATGGAGGTGTGGACGGTGCTAACATTCAGTTACTTGTCACCTATCGAGTATCAGAGGACGATCCAACGGAGCGAAGATGATATTCGACATTGTGGCGCACGAAGAAAATGCACTCCTAGCATCCGAGCGAGTTTTGAACTACGCCGACGGACTAGAAAAAGCATTTGAGAAGCGATACACCGAAGCGACGACCGAAATCAGGACTAGGACGCAGCGTGAAATAGCAACAGCTATGGTCGTCGAAAAGGTTGACGAATTACGCAAGTTTTGCGTTGACGAAACATTGATCGACAACCTACTTGAAAAAGAATCATTGCTCAAGATTGACGACACGTTCACAATGCCATTGCGAGCTTTCAAGGCTCGGCAAACTGTCGAAGGTGTTGAGATCGAAATGGTTCGCGGTGTTCCTGCGATGATCTTTGAAGGTGCCTTCGGGCCAAAGATCCCAAAGCTGGGACGCAACATTTACAAGCGAGTAGGCAAAAAACGATTCCCGATTCAAAAGCTACGCGATTTGCAAGTCAGCAAGATCGAGGGCGTGAAAGATGCTTTTGATCGAGGTGCAGCACAAGCCCAAGCGATTCTCAATCGCAAGCTCAAAGAAGCCAAACAAGATGCCAACCAAATACTAGGAAGGGACAAATATGCTACTGCGTAAAAAATCAGTTCTCGGCGGAAAAATCGAATCGACGGTTGGTACTGCGGAAACAATCGCGGCGGCTGATTGCACGATCAATGCCTATGACCTTGTAATCAATCCAGAGTTCGAGATGCAAGAGCGTCAAGGGCAAGGTGGTTTCGGTCGGCTTGCATCGATCCCAGGTGCTAGGCGTGGCCGAGCTACATTCTCGGTCGATCTTGCCTACGATGGAACAAATGTTCCGGCATGGGCATCGACCTATCTCCCGGCTTGCGGTTTGGTTCTCTCGACAGCAACATACAAGCCCAGAACGGAAGTTCCAGGAACCAACGTCAAAACGGTGACTATCGCGGGATTCTTCGATGGCGTTCGTCGCAGGATCTACGGCGCAGTCGGCAACGCTCGATTTATTTTGCCGACGGGCCGGATGGGTCGAATCGAGTTTGACTTCCAAGGCGTTTACGATGACGAAGCAGACGCAGCGATCCCATCGAGCATCAACTACGTCAACACGTTACCGCTTCGTGTTGCCGGAGGTGCTACATCTTGGGACTCATACAATCTTTGCTTGGAATCGGCAACGATCGACCTTGGCAATGTGATTACGGCCAGGGAGTGCTCTACTTCTGTGGCCGGGATTGATAACTTCGTTATCACTGATCGCAATCCAAGAATCACTGGCAACCCAGAATCCAAACTGATTGCGACTCAGGGCCGATATGCTCAACTTCGCGATTCGACGGAAGCGACTCTTTCGTTTACAATCGATGGGCCTAGCAGTTCTACGCTGGTTTTCAGCATTCCGAAGGCTCAGTTGCAAACCAAGCCGATGGGTGATCGAAACGGAATCATGATCGATCAGCTAGAATGGCAAGCAAACAAGAATGTTGACGCTTCCGACGAAGAACTTTCAATCATTTTCAACCATGCAGCATAACACTTTCGAGGGCTCGATTGACGGGCTCGACATTCAGTTCCAGTTCAATCGCTTGAAGTTCAAGCAAACCGAGCAAGTGCTAGGGTTAATCGAGGACTTCAAGGATCTAGGCGACACCAAAAAGCAGATCGCGGCTTTGCGTCAAGCAGTCTCGATTTGCGTTGCTGGTTGGAGTCTCGAAAAGTCGATCGATTCATGGGACGAAGAAATCGAAGTTGCGGATGCTGTAAAGCTTGTTGCAAGATGTTTGCAAGGCAATTCAGCGAGCGAGGGCGACAGAAAAAAATAAGGGTTGCCGCATTGATACGATGCGGCGAACTTTGCAAGTCATGCACCAGAAACCATTGCAACAACCTACCGAGCAAAGACCTTCCGTTAATGCTTGGTTGCCCAAGTTGCGATGAGTCTGGATGCGAGGCTTGCGATAATCAAGGATACATCGAGATTACTGATTGCCCGAAGGATTACGTTGGGCATCGGGTAAGCTCGGCAGCCAACCTTGCGGCGTGGGTCTCGAAAGGGATCTTGCCTGAGGCTGGCGGGATGAACGACCAAGATGCTTGGTTTGTTTCGGTGCAAAATGCACTTGAATCAGACGTAAACCGAATCGAGGACGAAAGGCGAAAACGTGGCTGACGTAGAAGTAACACTCGGAGCACGAAACGAAGCCTCAGCGGTATTGCGTCAATTCTCGTCCGAAGTGACCAAGACGGCTCAACAGGTGGAATTTTCTGTCCGTGGCTTGGCTCAGCTAGCAGGCGTGACAGCAGCGGTAATCGGCGTTGTCGAAGCAGGCAGGGCCATTGTTGGCTTTGCATCCAGTTCGGTCGCGGCGTTCGACGATTTGAATCGTTCAGCGATCAAGCTTGCCGAGACCGTTGCTTTGATTCCAAGCGGAAGCAAGCAAGCAGCGGAAGAAATGCAAAAGGTTGCAAATAGCCTTGAGCGAATGACGAATGTTGATGCTGGCCGGATCATGGATCAAATGAGCCAAGCATTGCGGCGCGGTGCTGCTACCGATTCCATCGAGGATATGGCCGAAGCGGCTCTTGGGCTATCGCGGGTCTTTGATCGAGATTTGTCCTCAGCGATGCGAATGGTCGAGGATGCTGTTAAAGGTAACTTCGACGCGTTTCGAGGCTTAATCCCAAACATCGACCAGCTAGCAACGAACGAGGAGAAACTAGCAGCGGTCAGCGAGCTTGCTACCAAGGGGCTACTAAACAAAGCGGAATCAGCTAAGTCGGCATTGGAAGCTAGCGATGCGTTGAAGGTTGCCACCAAGAACCTTTACGAGTCTTTTGGTGCTCTGCTTGCTCCGATTCGCGATGTTGTTTATCGCGGCTTTGTGGTTGCGTTCGAGTTCATTCAAGCCTCGATGCTTCCGGCGATGGATGATTTCGTCAACTACAGCGAACAGCTAGCCAATGCGATGCAAGGAGTCGGCAAGACGATTGCCGAAGCTTTCGTTACGGGATTTACAGCGGCAGAAATCGCAATCTTTCGGTTCAATGATGTCCTCGATGTGATTTCCGCATCCGTGTTGCTATCAGCGACCAAGATCTACAACGATGTCGTTTTTGTATTCGACGGCTTGCTCGCAAAAGCTGAGTGGTTCGTCGATGCCTACAGCAAGTTGCTTTCGGGTCGTTTTACGTTCGAGGATGTTTTGAAGGAAATGCCATCCTTCGGTGAGCGTGCTGTAACCGAAACCGAAAAAAGCTTGCAGGCCATCCTAGATGAAGCGGTCGGAGGATTGACCGAGGATTTTGATACAAAGATCCGCGAACGACTCCAAGCGTTGCAAGACGCAATGAAGCTTGACATTGACATCGATCTAAAACCACGAGAAGGGGCTGCCAGTGCGTTGCAAGAGCAGTTGCGATCGTTGACCGCTTTTGAGTCTCGGGTGCTTGTGCGAGGTCAAACGGACAGCCCGATTGCAAAGCTAGTCGAAAACACTTCCAAGCAAGTTGCAGAGCAACAGCGAACCAATGCAATTCTTGACGCTGCGAATCGATCCCCAAGCGACGAGGTTAGAATCGAGTTTGTCAAATGAGCAACGTAATCTCGGTTTCTCAAATGTGGTCGAAGGTTGACGGAGATTTTAGCCTAACGGACAACTTCCGAACGGCTCAAGCTGCGTTCACTTCGGCGTATCAGGTGTTCACAACGCCACAAGCAACGATTGATGATGTTGTTCAAGCTTCTGGTATTCCTGAGGCTGGTTCGTCATACTCGGCGATGTACCCTTACGTTTTCGCTGACCAAACAAGACCGCAAAGGATCAGTCCGATCTATTGGATTGTCACTGTCAGCTACAATGGCGAAATTAAGCTAGGGCCAGGCAATCAACCACAGAGCCCATTGCTTACACCGGCCAAGATCGATTGGGATGATGTTGAGACCGAGGAAGAAATCGACGAAGATTACGACGGCAATCCAATCGTCACAAAAAACAACGAGCCAATCCACGGATTAAAGCGACTCTTTGCAGATCAGACAGTAACCATCCGAAAAAACATGCTCGTTTTCAATCCGTTTGTTCAAGCGGCGTATCGCGAATCGGTCAACTCTGATGCGTTTCTGAGTTGGGCGCCTGGGACTGGAAAGATGCAAAAGCTTCAGGCGGTATCGGTCAAGGATCCAAACGTAGGCGGCGGCGGTTATTGGGAAGTTACGGCCGTAATTCAATTTCGATGGCCATATCGAACAACACCGGACAAAGCTTGGTATAAGCGAGTTCGGCATGAAGGATACTACAAGCGAGTGGACATCGTTGGGCCACCAGCTCCCGGTCAATTGCCGTTTCAGATCATTCGAGCGATGCGAAACGGAGAGCCGGCAAACCGTCCTGTTTTGCTCGATGAGAACGGATATCAGATCGCCGACGTTGAGCCACCAAACACAGTTCAAGCACACTGGCTAGAATTCAAACTTTACAACCCCTTGCCCTACGGAGCGTTAGGCTTACTACCATGACAACCATACCGAACACGACTATCATCCTTCCTCCCGAGGTCATTACCAATTACACGATCGCGGGTAATGCTGACATTGCGACGACTAAGCTAGCTCAAAGGGTGCTTGCCGAGTCGATTGTCCCGTTGACGCAGGCTAGAGTATGGGATGCGGTGCAAACCAACTTGCCAGCGACACCGGCCAGCGATGATCTTGGAATCATCTCAGGCACTTGGGGAACAAACCCGGTCAGAATTACGGCGGGTGACGTAAAGGCTTTAGGATCGACGACTAGGCGGCTCTATCTGGCTATTCCGATTCCATCGAACTATGAGGACGGCCAAACTATCCAACTCAGGATCCGAGCCAAGATGGAAACGACCGTTGCCGACGTATCTTGCACGATCGACGCAGAGGCTTACGTCGGCTCCGATGGGGCTCTCGGGTCGGAGCTTGTGACGACTCCGGCAACGTCGATGAATTCACTCACGGCGGCGAACTATGATTTCACCATCAACGCAACCGGGGTTGATCCTGGCGATCTGCTCGAGGTTCGCTTGAGTATCACTAGCAACGATGCAGCAACGGCCACGGCGGTTACTCCGGCGATCTACTCGGTCTCGTTGCTCTGCGACACAAGGGGCTAAGATGGCTCAGCAGATCGGAGCGTATACGCCAAAGCAGGCGAAGCGTATTTGGGATGCCGTCCAAGCTTTTGAGCGAAGTGGCACAGCGTCTCAAGGGGCTTTCCTGCCTTACACGCCAACTCCGATCTACTTCGTGAACAAGTCAACCGAGACGATCCCGCCCTACGGTTGCATCCAGATGATCGGGGCATCGGAGATCGACGGAACAACGTACCTTGAGGTGGATCGGCCATTCGATTACACCGATTCGGTAATGGGGCCATTCCTGCTCAATGGGCCGGGTGAGTGCTTGCAAAATGAAATCGGGACAGCTCAATGGGGGCCAGTGTTCCGAGCAACCAAAGACTCATCGACTTACACAACAGGCACTAGGATGGGGCCAGTTGCAAGCTCTTTCGATCTGTCGAAGGGTTGCTTGTTTACGTTCATCGGCGACGACGAACAAGAGGTCGATCTAATCAAGGTCATCGCCTGCGAGACTCCATTGCTAGCAGTGGCGACATCGGGCATCTCGGCCAACAGTAGCGGGACGGTAACCGCCAAGGCTCCTGGCTCTGGTAATTGGACAGCGGGGAGCGTAACATACACCGCTTGGAATCCTACGGGCGTTGCGATTGGTTCAGCGGCTCTTGTGCTGCTTTTTCCAGTCGATGCCAAGTGGCTTGCTGTGGAGCTTTGCTAATGGGTGGAATGGGTCGCTGTTGTTGCACTTGCGATTGCTTGCCATTGGAAGACTTGCCAACGGTAACCATTAGCGGCTACACCGGAAGCGGTTGGAGTGGCGATTGTTGCTACGAGCAAACATTTGCGCCGAACACAACTCCGTCTTGGTCTAAGTCTTGTAGCGGGATGCTTTATGAAGGTCTCGTCACAGAGCAATGCGTAACAGATCACAGCCGATTTTTAACTCCGAACTATCGAGGTTTTGAATTCTTTCCTGGTGGTTGCGATGAGATCGCCCAGGATTATTGCTGTCCCGATGGAGTTGAGTTAATCGCGACGACTACAACCGATTGGGAATTCAAGGACAACGCATTCCTTGCAGTTTGGGTAAGAGTAAGAGAGATCAAGGTTAGGATCAGCCAAGAGGAGGTTGATTGCAGCGGTGTCGAGGGTCAAACCGGAGGATGCAAGATCGTAATTCGATCGCGGATCATTTACGATTGGTCATCGAAGATTTACGGCAATGCGACTACCAAGATTACTCAATCCGTATTGATGCACAATACAACGTGCTTTGAAGCTAATCCAGACTTTGTTTTCAGCGATCCAACGCCGACTCTGATAACTTGCAGCGATGTACCATCGAGCCCACCTAGTAGCGGTGATTGTGTCTTTGGAGGTGAATTCTACTTTGATCGAGTCAAATACTATGACACTATGCCAACGGGTAGCGTATCATTCGGCAACTCAGATGTTCCAGGTTGCGACTCTACGTCATGCGATTACGATCCATACAGCTACGTCTCGTCTGTTTGCATCTACGGGCCGACTGGCCCAATAGCAAACAATCAATGCATCTTTCAAGAGCCTTGTTATTGCACAGGGACAATCACAACTGACAATTCAACAATCAGCTATCCTGCTGAAGAATGCGACAGGGGCGATGCGTTTATCTTGGAGGTCGATGGATGCGAAGATGATCCTTGCCCGGAATTGTGCACCTCATTAAACACGCAATGCGCCAACGATCCTGATCCATACGAATGCCCAGGAACGGCATTGAATTTATC